TTACGACCTATGAGCAGTCTGGTAGAGATCCGTAATGTTCCCTTACGTATTCTACTGTTCCACCTTGTTTTCGAGTACTCTCGAAACAAGATGTGGTAGATGCTTTGACCCCAGCTTTAGTGCTGAGTCCAGTCATCGCTTCTTAAGGTATCTAATTTCTTAGAAACTTTAAGGCACATAGTATAAGCCCCTTTTACAAAGGTTTAAGGGGTTATGCTTTTAATGAAACCGTTTTTATAAATTTTATAAGGGATTCATTTTCAACAATTTGCGGTGGTTTTCCACAGCCTCTTGTTTGGGATAGTACTGAAGAGATTAACGTCTTCTCCATTCTATCATTTTCATACTCCACCCTGAGATACACGGGAAGTATGAACGATATCCACTAAGGTTAGTTCTTCTAACTATAGATGGATTTAAATTTATCAATTTAGTTTATACTAGAGTGGTATTTAAAACTCTTACGAAATCCTTTCAGGACTTTGTAATTAGTTTATATGGATTGTCCTAACGGTGTTAGATCACCATCCATAAATTCATCTCCAATAAAATTTGAGATGAATGTTAAGATAAACAGGTCATAAGTTTCCCAGTTTATCTTCCATTCGGGATATGCAATGTAGCACTACAAAAATATCCCGTCAACGGTTTTGAGTAATTCTAAGAATCTCTCAAGTCGTTTCTTGTTACACACTTTCTTTCGAGAAGTGAATAACATGTCAACCACATTATCATCGATAATGGGGTCGTTTTAACCCTCAAGGAAGGAATAAATCCTTTTCTTGAGCATTTAAGCCCAACTCCCAATTTTATTGGAGTAGAAGCTTATCAAGGGTCCTGAACCTTTCGATTTAGAACCTTTGTAATTCACTAGGCGGTTTAATAACTACCCCCAGTGAGTATGGTGAATAATTATGTTGAAAACCTCAACATGATTATTCATTTTCTTCAAAAACATTTTCTTAAATGTTATTGAAGCATTCTACTTCCTCGCTTTTAAAATAC